TGAAAGTTAAGTAAGAAAGCTCCCCAGCATTCCTTTTCTTTCCTTATATGCTCATCAGATTGATTTCCCTTTTCGCTGAAGTCACTTGCATCTGTATAATCTACACATTTGTTGTGTTCATTGCTACAGTCTTTGCATTCTTAGCTATCGAGGACGCCTATAAACGCCGCCTCTAGTTTTATGAACGCTGTTGAGCAACCTCAACTACCGCTAGCATACGCTCTCCGCATATCATCTGTTGCCTTCTTAATCAATTCTCTAGATGGCCTACATGCAGAAGCCCGAGAGCTCAATGGGCCCTTGGCCCTTGTTACTTCTAGCTATTATCTGCTCGTTTCTATTGCCCTCTGCTGGGCACACCCTGGGTCGTTCTGGTACAGACCCGGCTGTTGGTTGCAGCCTCTCCCAGGGAGAAACCTCATCCTCTGCGGACCTGCCGCAGTTCTGCGCCGATTTCGGCTATATGCCGCCAGACTTGGACTGGTCTTATGTGAAGACAGTTCAAGGGGTGAGGGAGCAACCTCAATATCCCTCCAATCATACTGGGCCCTTCCAAACAATATCTGGATGGACATGGCCCAATTGGACCTGCTCACCTTTGCAATGCCACTTGCAAATTTATTTGCCTTCTTGGCAGGTGGTCAGGCAAGACATCCTCCATTTGTTGAAGGTGTGGGATCTGCTTACTATATACCAACGCTGCTCGGAGTTACTGACCAGGACTCCAGGTTATATCTTGCGCTTCGCAGGAGAAACTCTTATCTTGGTCGCAACCCTGATAGAGCACGTCCTGGTGTATTGGAATCTATGGCTGTACTCTGTACTCTTGTACGTCGTCCAGGCATTGCCAGGCAGGTTCTTACTTTACATGGGGGCCCTATCAATCGTGTCTTGGGTTTGGCCGAAGAAGACCGCATCATATTTGGTGCAGCTGACAACCACACCTCTTATAACAATCAGGTATCTCAATTCGACCGGGATCGCACTAATCAGTCTCTGTTTAGCGTGGACCTGGAACACCTTAATGACCTGGAGCTTAATGCCATGGGTTATGATAGTGAAGGTGATGAGGACTTTGATGATTATTTCTAGGTTCTTTGTCAGAGAGAGAGGCTCAAAGAAGAAGAAAGTCTCCTCCAAGTCCTACAAGGCCAAATTAAAGGTTGCACGCTCTGTGCAGAGGAAGAAGGGGTCTCAGAAGAAGACCCCCGTTGAGGAAAGGACGATCCCCGGCGTCCAGATAAAGAAACTCCGGGAAGACCCCCCAAAAGGGGTTATTCTCCGCTGCACTGACCAGTTTGGAGACCATGTGGGCTATGCCTCTGCTGTAAAGCTGGAGAAGGGCCTAACAGGAATTGTGCTACCCATCCATGTGTGGGCCGATTCCGTGTTTATCACTGGTCCCAATGGCAAGATGAAGATGGCTGACTTTTCAGCCCTTTATGAGTGCATCCCCCATGATTCCCTTATCATGACCTCTGCTGTGAATGGCTGGGGCTCCAAACTTGGAGTTCGCCCTAGGCCACTTGCCACCATTGAGGCTGTAAAGCTCAAGAACTATTCCCTCTTTACTGAGCGGGATGGGAAATGGTTGGTACAGGCGGCCAAACTAATTGCGCCAGCTGAGGGAATGTTCCGGGTGGTTTCTGAGACTGCCCCAGGTGATTCTGGACTGCCCCTGTTCGACATGAAAATGAATGTCGTAGCAGTCCATAGAGGAACATGGCCAGCGGAAAAATTTCCTGAGAACAGGGCGTTTGCAATCCTACCTGTTCCGGACCTCAAAACCCCCTCCTCTCCCAAGTTCACTGGTTGTGAAACTTTCAGTGAGACCGAATCGGCCTATGATATGGCTGAGGGTTTCTCTGATGGAGAAGAAGTGGTGGTTAAGACCAAGGGTAAAGCCTACAAGACCTTCATAGGTCTCAATAGAGTGGCAACCCTGTCTGAGACTGCCCTCAGGGAAGAATTATCAAGAGGTCCTATTGGAGTGTGGGCGGACATTGAAGACGATGAGTCTGCCCCCAAGCGCTCGGGAAATGGACCAAACCGGTCGACTCCGGTGAAACAAAGTCATGCGAAGAAGACCTCTCCAAAGGTAGAGGAGTCAGCAGCACCCTCCCCCGCCCCTGTAAAAGAAGAGGGCGAAAAGCGAAGGCACCTCAAGCGGTCAGAAATGACCCCAGAACAGAGGAAAGCCGACAACCTAAGGAGGAGGAAGTCAAAAGCTGCCAAGAAGACTCCAACCCCAAAGAAGACCCAGGCCAAGGCACCTACACTGTCCCAAGTGGCAGAATTAGTAGAGAAGGCTGTCAAAGCAGCCCTTACAGTGCGGCCACGAAGATCTCGAGTATCTTCGAGGGTTTCTACAGGTGGAAAGAACCAAGGGAGGAAGCCCCAGGATTCAACGCGGTCGGATCCTGCCCCTTCACCGTCTACAAGTGTCCTCCGAAAGGACTCTCAAGATGGGGGGAGCGTGTGGCTAGGGCCTCGTCGTTCCTTCAGGCCTGTACAGAAAAGTACAGCTGGCCAGAAACAGGAGCCGAGGCGGAACTAAGTTCCCTTCGCTACCAAGCAGCCCGTCGGCAATCTGCACAAACAACTGCCGTCATCCCCCCCAAAGACGTGAGGGAGGATCTGATTAAACGCACTACTGAGGCCTATAGGTCGACAGCCTTACCGGCCCCCATGTGGGCCCACAACTTTGACGAGAGTCACATGCGCTTTGAATTCTGGGAGTGCGTGCGGAAACTCAAAGGTCAAGCTGGTAGCGGCGTTCCGTATGCTGCTTTCTCAAACCGGCGGACCAATGACAAATGGGTTTTCGACCATGAGTCCACTGAGGACTTGTGGGAGACCGTCAGAGATAGGCTGTTCCGTCTCTTGAACGGGGAATTTATCGACCCTGTACAAGCTGTGAAAGACGGCCTCGTAGATCCAATCCGGCTTTTCGTCAAGCTGGAACCACATAAGATGGAGAAGATTCGTAACAAGCGTTACAGATTAATCGCTTCTGTCTCCATTGTTGATCAATTGGTAGCCAGGATGCTCTTCCGTGAACAAAACGAAGAGGAGCTCCTCCAACACATGGCTATCCCCTCTAAACCTGGTCTTGGGTTCTCACAGGACCGCCAGGTATTGGCGTTCACCGAGTCGGTTGCCGCTCTAGCTGGCACCACAGCTGATGACTTGGTTGAGAATTGGTCAAGGTACCTCACCCCCACCGACTGCTCGGGGTTTGATTGGTCTGTACCAATGTGGTTATTGGAAGATGATCTAGCAGTCAGGAATGAGCTCACCCTAGGGCTCCCCTATGGCCTGCGCAAGATGCGCGAGACATGGCTGAAATGCCTAGGACAATCGGTCTTCTGTCTCTCAAATGGCCTTTTGCTCGCCCAAACCTCACCAGGAATCCAAAAGAGTGGGAGTTTTAATACTTCCTCAACCAACTCTAGGATGAGGTATATGTTGGCCCTCTATGCAGGAGCTGACTGGGCTGTCACAATGGGGGACGATGCCTTAGAGTCTGTGAACTCAGACCTTTCCCAGTATGCGCGGCTGGGTATCAAATGCGAGCGAGCGGAGGAGTTCGACTTCTGCTCCCACCTTTTCCGCGCCCCCGACGTTATCATCCCCAAGAACCTGGAGAAAATGGTTTACGGGTTGCTGAGTGGGACTTCACCAGAGTCCCCCCTACTGGCGGACAGGTTCTGCTGGTTAGCTTCCCTTCAATCAATCTTGGAGGAGATGAGACATATGCCCCAGGAATTTGTTGACATGCTAATAGAGCATCTTGGGGTCGGGCACCTCGTCGAGTGATCTCCGAGGTAGAACCAGGGATGCCGGGTATTTCGCGCAGTAATAAGTCGTGTTATGCCTACCATGAATAGACATGGTGTTAGTCCGAAATGACGGTAAACTAGAGACCGCTCAGGAGCGGTGAATATAAATACCGGGTTTAGTACTTGGGACCCTCCTTATCCAAGTGAAAATTAGATAAGGAAAATCTAGTACCCCTCCCAGAGTGATAATGCCGACGAAGTCGAAAGCACCTCAAAGAAGGAGGAGACAACCCAAGAGAAAGGCTGTGGTGGCTGATCTTGTGGTACAACCTAGGGCTAGGCCACGTCGCCCCAGGCGAAGAAGAAACAGGCGTGGTTCAGGGCAGAATGGCTCACATACCGTTGATTTCTCGATGGTACATGGGCCGTTCAATGGCAATTCCACTGGCACAATCAAGTTCGGACCCTCATCCGATTGCCAGTGCGTGAAAGGAAATCTGAATGCCTACCAAAAGTACAGGATAACATGGTTGAAGGTTGTTTATCAATCTGAAGCTGCATCTACTGACCGCGGATGTATTGCTTATCACGTGGATACGTCCACAACCAAGAGGGCCACTGATGTAGTGTTGCTAGATACCTGGAACGTTCGTTCCAATGGTTCGGCCACCTTCGGTCGCGAAATTCTTGGTGATCAACCATGGTACGAGTCCAACAAGGACCAGTTTAACTTCTTGTACAGAGGCACAGGTGGATCCGATGTTGCTGGGCATTTCCGAATTAACGGGAAGATCCAGCTCATGAATGCCTCCCTCTGAGGGGACGACGCTCCCCCGTCACCAGGGCCCGATCCCGGGCCCCCACCACCACCACCCCCAAGCCCCGCTCCAAAAGGAGCGCGGTTCTGGGGCTACGAAGGGACACCAGAACTCCGTATAATCTCTGAGAGGAACGACAACTTCATTGATGTTAAGAGCCTCTCGACGGTAAGGTTGTTCAAGTGGGAGGATGAGAATTGGTCTACTGTGACCCTCTCCGCCGCTTACATCAAGAATGACCGCTCGGAGGCCATCCCGTATTTCCTGATACCGAGTAGCAAGGGGAGCTTTTCCGTTTATATTGAATGTGAAGGGTTCCAAGCAGTGAAACATATCGGGGGAACGGCTGATGGTTGTTGGTGTGGACTCGTGGCCTATGATCGGAGCAAAGATGGATGGGCTGCCAGGATGTACTCTGGGTGTAACATTACCAACTATAGGGCTTCTAGCACTACTGTTGGTGGACATCCGGATGCCGAACTGAACGATTGCAAGTTCAGGCCTGAGCGCTGTGTGGAGAGTGACTTCTCGTGCTCATTTCACATGGAGTGTGAAGACGATGGATATTGGGCTTTGCAAGCCCCCCCAATCCAAAAGTCCAACGATTACAATTATATTGTTTCGTATGGCAACTACACTGAAAAGGTGTTAGAATGGGGTACCGTCTCTATCTCTATTGATGAAGTGAATAGCAACGGGACAGCGTCGCCGAGGTCCTTGAGGGGAAGGCCTCGAAAACCGGTGGTTCTGCAGGAGACTGCAGTTCCACCACCGATCCCCCCCGGGGGGGCTATGGATTGTCCAGTGGGAAACCGCGAGGATGATCAAACCGGCACCTATGGAAGTAGACCTCTTAGACGGTCGAACCCTAGGTGGGATCCTTTTGGGTCCAGAAATCCTTGGTCTTAATAACACCCGGGTCAGCTGCCCTCTGGCTGTGAGTTGGGGAGCCATGTCAAGTAGTGTACCTTCGGGTCACGAAAAGTCACTGGGCTATAACTATGTGCTAAAAGAGGGCCGACAACCCTCCGGTTCCTTTCCATATTGTTTAGTATGGTCTGGAATTACCTGTCGTTAAAGTGGTAGTGCATGCTTATAGAAATACGTTTCTATAAGTATGTATCGC